TTATGAAGTCAGAAGCAAGAATACAGCAAGAAATTGTAATGTTTTTCAATAATGAATATCCCAAACTAAGAGGTTGCCTCTGTTACAACAACAATAATTCAGTAGGTGGTTATCGGGGCAAGGTTAATAAATTTCTTGGAGTTGTAAAGGGTCGTTCAGATATGGTTTTATACTATAAAAGCTTTTCGGTAATGATAGAATTAAAAACTGAAAAGGGAAGGCAGTCAGACCATCAAAGGGCTTGGCAGTATCTTATGAAAGAACAAGGGTTTGAGTACTATATTGTACGCTCCCTAGAAGAATTTAAAGAATTAATCGTAAAAATCGTAATATAATGGGCGATACTAAAAGCAAGTTTGACGAATTACCAGACTGGGAGAAAAGAGTTAAAGTAAAACCAACTCTTACAAAAGACCCAACGTTTGGTTGGAAGCCAAAAGGTAGATTAAAAATTCCGATAGATAAAGGTAATAGGGAGTTGATAAAGATGGCAACTCAAAGATGTTGGACTCCTTATCAGTTCGATGCGATTAAACGTATTGATAGATTATATAAAAATGGTCAATTTGAAAAAGATATAAAAGAGACCGAACTAATTTTAAGATTAATGCAAAATAATAAGTAATGAAAAATTTTATACTAATAATTGTCTTTTTCATATTTGCACTTCTTTTTGGTAATAGACATAAAGACGAACCTTTTGACTAGAAAAATATCACTTGGACTTGGAGACTCAATTGCTAAGGTAACTTCCGCAACAGGATTAGATAAGGTTGCGGAAAAGATTGCTAAATTGGCAGGGAGAGAAGATTGCGGGTGCTCAAAAAGAAAAATAATTTTAAATAAAAGACATCCATACAAAAAAAAGTAAATTATGGTATTATCAAAAAAAGCAGTACAATTTGTAAGCGGAGGTATTATATCTTCTTATATAACAACTCACTATTTGGAACAGTCAAAGCATTTAGGAGTATTTAAGCACTCAACTAAACTAAACGTTCAGAGAACTTTAAATGACTTAATAAAGATAGAACAAGACTATTTTAACGAGACAGAGAACGTAGATGACAAAGATTTGTCCGATAGGTTGGTTGCAAATAAATTAACGTTTATAGACGAGTTTTTAAAGTTTGACTTTGCAGATTTCACAAAACTACAAGAGGTTTTTGTAGCATTTACAAAGGATAGAAAGAGATTGGTCAGTATAAGTGACAAGATTTTAATTGCAGATAAAGCTAAAAAGTAATGTATATATTTAAAGGGTTAAGGATTTTAAGGATGGGGAATTACTTAGAAGACGATATAGGACATGTTGTTAGATTAGATAAGGAAACGCTCCCCCTTATTGCTACTAAATGGATTAAGTGCCACCATCCAATAGAATTAACAATAGAATGGTTAATTAAGTTTGGGTTTGAGGAAGCTTTAAACGGTTGGTGGTCTCCTTGTGAGGAATATTGTTATAGAGAGGGCAACCTTTACTTAGGAGCAAATATCTTTTTAGCAAAGATAGATTACGTACACCAATTACAAAATTGCTATATGGCATTAGAAAACAAAGAATTATGAACGTAACCGAAGCTTGTGGCATCTGTTTTAAAGAACAAATAAAAGTATATCCCGTCAAAGTAGGTGGAACTTGGCGGATTGAAGTAAAAACAGGAAATAATAAACCAATTCGTTACAAAAAACCATTAAAAGAGGGTTCTGATACAAGTAACGCAATGGCTAAGACGTATATATTTCTAGCAAAAAAGATTATAAAAGCCAAAAACTTAACACTTATGTAGATTTTTTTTAGTATTTTTGAGCAAATCTGTTAATTAATGGCGTTGAATATTATTCAGAAACTCAGAAAACTTACTTGGACAAGAGATTCGTCTGGCAATAATTGGTACGTAGAAAACGGTGGCAATGGCTTTGGTTCGGGAGAAAATATGACCAACTTGGAGATTTCTCAAAATCATCCAATCCTAACTCCTGCATTACTATTTATATCTAAATTATTTAGTCAAGCTGAATTTAAGGTTGTAAATAAAGAAACAGGTAAAGAAGAAAAAAATCATTGGCTAATCAAACTTTTAAATAAGCCAAACCTATATCAAACAAAATCAGACTTCTTAGAAAGCTTGCAGTTTATTCAAATTGCTCAAGGAAAAGCTGTTGGTTATTTAAAAAGACCATTAGGATTTAATGATTCGGAAGATATCGACTCAATCTATATATTAGATAGCGACTTGATAGACTGGCCAGATGAATACAAGGATGCGAACTTTCGCTCACGTATGTATTCTTCAAGGTTGCAATCTGTTGCTGATAACGAAACAATAGTATATGACAAGAACGGAGAAAATTTAGAGATTAAGGTTAGAGACTTAATATTTTTCTACGACTTGCCTAATATGTTACAAAGAAACTTCTATCACGTAAGTTCGAGATTAGATGGTTTAAGACAAACGTTAATAAATACGAATGACTCTTTAATTGCCAAAAACATTATCCTAAAGACAAACGGAAAAGAGTTAATAAGCGGAGGTAACAACGAGCATTTTCCTCTTATGGGCGATGATAAGGAAAAAGCTGAAAGCTTACTTCAAAACAACTATGGATTAGGTTGGTTTAGAAAAAGAGGTATCGTTACTAAGGCAAGTATTGATTACAAGTCTTTACATATTGCTTTGAGAGACTTAGGACTTGATGAGTCGGTAAAAGTAGATGGTAACCTAATCTATACGGCTTTACATATCCCTAAAGATATTATTTCTTTAGAGGCTAAAAAAACTACATACAATAACTTCAAGGAGTCTATGGTTTCGTATATCCAAAACGAAATGCAGGCTAATACAAACGCATTTACTGACGTTTTAAATCAATTACTAGCTGATACTGATTACAAGCTTGTCGGTACGTATGAGCATTTACCTATAATGCAATTCATCCTTATTGAAAGGTTTGAGGGTATAAGTAAAAAGGCTAAAGCACTTAATGATTTATTAAGTACGGGAATACCTAAAGAGGTTGCCTTGGAAATGTGTGGATTTGATAAAGACCTAGTATTGGAAGATATTACGGTAATGGGTGGAACTACTCACATGATGCACGATTCAGAAGAAGAAGAAGAAGGATATATAGACGGAGAAGAAGATGAAGAAGAAGATATAGAAGAAGAAGATGGAGAAGACTAAACCAACAAAGGAGCAATTGCAAAAAATAATTGCTTTAAAGAAAAAAGCTATTAATGATAACAAGGTAATTAATAAGTAAAAAAATGAAACTAGACATTCCAAATTACCAAACAAAAAAAGAGTTATTCGATTTCCTTGTATTAAACAAAGAAACTCTAGTGACTCAAAAAAAGAGCGTGATTAAGGAAGCCGACGGTATTGGAGGAAGTTCTATCACAACTCAAGCAAAGAAGTCAGCAAACAAGGCTCAAGACGGCTACGAGGATGACGAACCTGTTAACGAAATAATGGTAAAAGCGGTAATAAATACTACCAACTTTTTAGATTCACACGGAGACGTTCATATTCCTGGGCTTTGGAACAAGTCTTTGAAAGAGAACAATAGAATAATGCACGTTCAAGAACATAAGTCAAGTTCTTTTGATAAGATTATAGCTTCGGGAGACGATTTAAAAGCTACCGCAGAAACAATGACTTGGAAAGAGTTAGGGTATAATGCTATTGGAACAACTCAAGCTTTAGTTTTTGAGTCGAAAGTAAGAAAGTCTCGTAACGAATATATGTTCGAACAGTACAAGCAAGGATTCGTAAACAATCATTCAGTAGGGATGAGGTACGTAAAAATTGAATTGGCTGTAAACGATGAGGATTACGAAAAAGAAAAAGATTTTTATGACAAATATATTTCTCAAGTAATAAACCGAAAAGATGCCGAAGAAGCAGGGTACTTTTGGGTAGTTACAGAGGCAAAAGTAATTGAGGGTTCAGCTGTACCAATGGGAAGCAACCCAATTACTCCAACAACAAACATTGACAAAGAGCCGTCTTTCCTTGATTTTCTTGGAAAAATAGACACTCAAGAGAAAGCCGCAGAAAGCACTTTCAGTATTATTGATGCAATTAATAAAAACAATTTTAATTTAAACAAACAGTAAGATGAACAAAGAAGAATTTGATGCACTTATGTTAAAGATAGAGTCTTCTATCGGTGCTAGTATGGACACAAAACTAAAGGATGCTTTTAGAGAAGTAGACCCTCAAGTTTTAAAAGCAATTTCTGATAACTCTGATGAGTTAAAGAAAACATTAAAAACCTTAGAAGCTAATAACGTATCATTAGTTGATGCGCAGAAGACTCAAGGAGCAGTTATTGAAGGTTTGACTGAAAAGTTAAATAAAGCTGGAGAGAGCAAGCACGTTTCTTTTCAAGAACAAGTAAGTGAATTGCTAACCGCTAACAAAGAGAAGTTAGTAGCAATGAAGAACGGAGATTCTAAGACGAATATTCGTATGACAATGAAGGCAGTTGGGAATATGACAATCGCTGGAAGTACAACAGGGCAAATGCCTCAAGCTGAAAGAGAAGCGGGAATTACTCGTATTGTACGAAGACAACCTTTTATCTTGGAATTGGTAAACGTTGGAACAATTAGTTCTAACTTATGGGAGTGGGTTCAACAAACTGGAGCTGAAGGCGCACCAGCAATGACTGCTGAAGGGGCAGCTAAGGCTCAAATTGATTTTGAATTAGTACTTGCAAGTGCAGCAGTTCGTAAAGTTACCGCTTATATCAAGGTATCTAAAGAAATGTTAGATGATATTCCTTTAATGGAGTCTGAAATCAACCAAGAACTTTCTGAAAGAATTAACTTAACTATTGATGCTCAATTGTTAGGAGGAGACGGAACAGGTCAAAATTTGACTGGTATTTTAGCTAACGCTACTGCTTTTGCTCCAGGTTCTTTTGCAACGGGTCAAACGAATCAAGTTATAACTCCAATTAACGCTGATGTGTTAAGAGTTGCTATTAACCAAATTTCAATTGCTCTTTTTCAAGCAAACTATATCGTTATGCACCCAAGTGATGTAACGGCTATGGATTTAGCAAAAGGTTCTGACGGTCACTATATTTTACCTCCGTTTTCTACAAGTGCGAATACTATTGTAAAAGGTATTCCAGTTGTTGCAAATACAGGAGTAACTGAAGGAGACTACTTAGTAGGAGATTTCAGTAAAGCTGGAGTAAGATTCAGAGAGGGTTTAAGTTTTGACGTAGGTTATGAGAATGATGACTTTACTAAAAACTTTGTGACTATCTTAGCAGAAGCTAGATTAGTTCAAAGAGTTAAGTCTAATCACTATCCTGCTTTCGTAAAAGGAGATTTTGCGGTTGACAAGGCAGCTATTGCAAAAGCATAGTGGGTCACTTTAAAGACACTACCGTTGAAATAAAATTCAACGGTAGAACTGTGAGAGTTTCACAGGGAGTCAAAGACTCTTTAGTAAAGTCTGGGAAACTTGGGTTAAGTAAAAAGAAAAAAGTAAAAACTGATAAGTAATGGCTGATTTAATTAATTCAACGTATTTCGAAAAAGGAGATTTATATATTCCAAATAATGACGACTTAAATGCGTCTTCTGGTTTAACCGTAATATCTGATTTAGATTTTTATATTGAAGAATATACACGTGAATTAATTTTAAACGCATTAGGTATTGTTTTATACGAAGAACTACAAGTAGCATTAGAAAACCTTATGGCAAGTGACCAGAGATGGATTGACTTGGTAGACGGAGTAACCTATACAAATCCCTCTAGCGTTAAAAAACGTTGGGAGGGTTTAAGGGGTGCTAATAAACAAAGCCTTGTAGCTGCATACGTATATACTATGTATCTTAGAAATTACAATGAAACATTTGCTACTACGGGAGTAGTTCGAAATGACTCTAAAAACGCTACTAATTACGATGCAACGCCAAAGTACATTAAAGCGTATAATAAGTTCTTAGGACAATACCAAGCAGACAATTTACCGAATCCAATAACTTACGTTAATAGATTTGGTACTACGGGTCTAGACTGGTACGGCTCTGAAAGTGCAACGGTTTCATTATATCAATTTTTAACTGATTCTAATAACGAGAAAAGTATATTTCCCGACCCTGAAACTCCAATTACGCCACTTGAATTAGTAGGAGGTACTCCAACAACGGTTGCTGGAATACTAATTAAAACGGTAGATGATTTAGGTGTGATATTAACTTATCAGATTATGAATCCTGGGGCAGGCTATACGGCAGGAGATGTTTTAACAATTCCTGGGGGAGACGGAAACGGTACTTTTACTCTAGACGGAACCACGGTAAACGATGCAGCGGTATTATTCGCTGGAACGGGATATGAGGTTACTAAGGATGCTTATAAACAACCTTTTCCTAATTTTACTTTTAAGTTTTACGATGAACAAAATTCATTTGGTATATGATTGTAAGTGAACATACTATAAGAGATATTGTAGCGACTATTCCGCAAATAAGATTAAACGCAGGAACTACTCGCTACCCTAAATTTCATTGGGGAGACGAAGACGAGTTGAACAGATACGTACAAATTATGAAGTTGGATTCATACCCATTAATATGGTTATTACCTTCTACTGATAATTACGAAGGTTCTACAGGTCAAGACTTAACAAAAGAATGTAATTTTATAATCGCAACGAGAGAAACGAGACAGGACTTGTTTAATAACGAGAGATACAAAAAATCTTTTGATATTATTTTACAACCCTTGACCGAGAGACTTATACACGGGCTTACGGTTTCAACTTTAACAAGTAGAATTGGAGATAATTGGAAAATCCTAAAACTCCCAAACTACTCTGCTGAAAGCAAAGAGAACGGTACAATTGATTTATGGGATGCAATTAGCCTTACTATTGATATAAGGTTTAATTCTAATTCTAAAAAATGTTTAAATCCAATAAACTATGACGGTATCTAAAAAAAAGAAGGTAGTTAAAAAAAGAAAAATAGCAATTGCTATTGTTCAGTTTACATTTAAAGGAGTTCTATATAAAGTAGGAGATTCTTTTGAGGGTAAGCAAAATGAAGAAAATTCACTAATTAATAAAAATTTAATAAAATGGCAGTAATAAATACAATAGCTTCGAAATCCGCAGGTTGCGGGGGTGGAGCAATCAACACAGGCGACTTAGGATGTGATATCTCCTTCGGTCTTGTTATTCACGCTTTAGGATTCGCTAAAGGAACTGTGATATCAAAAGACGTAGAATTAACTTTACCTCTTATTGAGGCGTTAATTCAAAAAGGAGACATTATTCCTCTTATGGATGCTTTCTCTTCTGAACCAACAATGAGTGAAGATACCTTAGAGACTTCTCCATTAGGAGTTGAAGCTTTAACGCTTAAAGGTCTTCCTAAGTATGCTTTGACAATGAAGAAAGGTCAAGAGTACTACAAGCAAATGGCTAAGTTGACAGGTTTTGGAAACATCAACTACGTTCTTGGAGACGTAAACGGAAATTGGAAATTTGCAATTGACGGAAACGGAGACTTTACAGGTTTTACAGCAGGTCAAACTTTGGCAGCTATCACAACTCCTGCTACGGCAACTGAAACTGAAAAGAAAACTTTTACTTTCCAATTGACTGATAGAACTCAAATTGATTCTACTTACGCAGTTATTGAAGCAGCTAACGCTTTTCCAATTTCTAACATAACGGGAGTTAACGGTTTACAGTTTACTTTTGCTGATTCAAGCGGAGTAGTTGTTCCAGCTGCAGGAGATACTACTTTAAAAATCAAAGCGGTTTTAGCTTCTGATAGAATTACTGATATTGAAGGACTTGTTTTAGCAGACTTTAATACCTCTGCGGGTACAATATCAGCTGTTTCTGATACAGGAAATGGTTTTTATACTTTAACGGTAACTGCTTTAACGGCAGGATTGCTTACGGTACAGACTAAGGATGCTACGTTAGGAACTGACGTTATTCTAAACTCGAACGTATTGTTCAAGTCTAGCGTGTTAAGTGCTACGGTAGCCTAGTAAATACTTTACTACAATAATTAAAAACCCTTTCTCAATGCGAGGAAGGGTTTTTTTAATATAAAAGATATAGATATGAATGTTGCGCAGTACCAAAGAAGACTAAAATCTTTTAAAGTTGAAGCAAATATCGAAAAGGCTGTTAAAAATAATTCTGAAGAGATAGTTAATTTAAACAGATTAAATTTAAGCAAAGGACTGAATAGTCTAGACAAAATAGTAGGACGGTACTCATCGTTTACCGCAGCTTGGGCTAAAAAATTCAGACCAAATAAACCTAAAACATTTGGTAGCTTATATAATTTTAACTGGACGGGTTTTTTTATTAACGGAATTTTCATAACTTACGAGAATAGTAAAATCAAATTTAGTAGTACAGGAA